AGTCACGGAACCACGCGGCATCATTTCGTTGGCGGTCGCGCCCTTGGGCATCCCCTTGTCGAGGTTGAAAATATAGCAGCGGGTTAGGCGTTCGCCCGTTTGATCGTCTCGGAGCGTGTCCATGCGGAACACCCAAAATTCGTCCCTGATCGTGCCAGCCAATGCCGCGTCGATCGGACTGCGCCATCCACTGTCATTCGAGGGATTATGATCGCTCCAGCCATAAAGCTGGGCCGATAGCTGACCGGCCATCGACGACTGGATGGCATTGTCGGCAATGCTATGATCAGTCGTCAGTAGTGACGCGATCTTCGCGATGCCCAGTTCAGAATAGCTATAGAGGTTGTGCGCCGTCCGACCGCTGCCCCGCTGAGCAACGGGATGGATCATCCGGCGCTGTTGGAAAGCGCGAAGCTGGCTGGCGCATGTTTCTTGCGGAATGCCCGGCTCGGCCATTTTCGACGCTCCCTCCGCGACGGTGAAACGGTTCTCTGGGCTCCGTAAAAAAGCTAGGATTTCTGTGTTTTGTGGCATCTCAACCTCCGTGTCTAATGCCTCGATACACCGATTCGAGACTCTAGGCAATGAAAAGAGTCGCATGATGGATCGAGTTAGGCTAAGAGTGATTCGCCGGGCAGTGGTGCAGGAACACGCTGACCGGCACTGCCTCCTAGTGGTTACTCCCCCTAGGAAATGGCTTCCGGGAAGGCCGGACGACGTGTCATCTGGGCGTCGTCCGGCCTTTTCGTTCCTCGAATTTCTGATAGCTTCGCGCGATGTGCAGCAGCTTCATTTCCGCCATCTTGGGAACGCTAATCGGAAGCGTGATCACGCTACTGGGTCAGTGGATCGCTTTTCGACGAGAGACCTCAAAAAGCCGGACGCGCGACGATGGACGCAAGGTTCTACTACGCCAGATGCTTGACAATCCGGGACCCGATGGCTGGCGCAAGATGCAGGCGCTGTCCGGCGTGATTGGAGCCAGCCGGGATGAAACCGCATTGTTGCTAATCGACATCGGAGCGCGAGCAAGCGAGACGGGAAACGATGTCTGGGCCTACATCGCGCAGAAACCATTGCCTTGAAAAAGCCTAGCTACGGGGGTCATCTCCGAACTTGTTTGGGCCGGTGGTGCCGGGAATGCCGCACAAGACGAGGAGCGCGGCGAGCGTAAGTGCGATCCGCACCGGACCTTCAAAAGCGTTGATTGGGATCCAGAGAAGCGCAAACCAACCGCTTACGCCGAAATCCCTGAGGCGCTGAGCGACCAGCAAATAACTACAAATTCCGGCAGGTATGCCGAACACAAAATAACCAATGTTTTTACCACGATTTGTTTCGGCAAATAGCAGCCAGACAAAATAACAGACCACGAATGTAAGTATCAGCGCGACCATGCTGAGCATGAAGCTTTTCCTGTTTCGCCTGACATCAAACGAAAACCACTGATCTAGAGCCGGGGTCGACATCGTTCATTTCCTATCGGCAATAAACGAATATCCCATAATCAGGATGAATACTGGCACATACCAGAAGAACAGGATTAGTGCCTTCGTCGCCGACCAGTCCCAGACATTCATCGCACCATAGACGCCGACAGCAGACCCGAGCAGCGGAATGTAAGTAAGAAAAAGAGACACGAAGAATGCAAACATCCGACCGATAAAAGAATCTGCGCCGAGGAAATATTCAGCACCGTCCCAAACGGCGAAAAATTGAACTAGGCCGACAATGAAGTAGGCTATCTGAAAAAATACTTTCATTTCCCCCGAACCTCTCAATCAAGATGCGTGTAGCCTTTTCCGCATCCAAAAATGGATCGCGAAAAGCGCAATCGTAGCCAAATTCACAAAAGCCCAAATCTCACGACCAAGAGACAGTTTGAAAACAGGATTGTAGATCAGCGCACTGGCAACGAAAGCCCAAAGCCAAAAGCCGTTATCCTGCTTCCCTTCTGCAATCACCAAATAGGCCGATGCGCAGAAGACAATGACGCGAAGAAGCTGATAATAGCCGTAAGGCATTTCTGATAATGCCAGCAACAGGCCAACAATCGGCCCTAGCCAGATGCCCCAGCGCAACATCGCTCCGTCCCCCCTTCCGACATGAGTTCTGTCATTCCTCGCCTAACGCTGCAACCATTTCGACCGAATGACAGGTGATACGGCTGGTGGAAGCATAGCCGCCGTGGATAGCTCCTCCTCTCGCCGGTCCAGATTGGCCGTGACGATATGGCGCGCGGCGAAGGCATACACCACGCAATCGAGCGCTTCCGCTCTGTATCCCGCCTTCCGCTCAAAACGCCGCACCGGCTGGCCTCGCACGTAGCGCACGACACGGCGCTCGCTTGCAAGTTGCTCATACCAGACCGTCTCAAGGCTATCACTGAAGCGGATAGTGCGGCCCCGCGACAGCCGGGTGAGGATTTGCGATTTGAGGCCGTCAACGCCGATCAGGAACAGCTTGACGCCTTTCGACTGCGACAAGGCGATAGGCGGACGGGTGCCAGCGACACCCTTTCCGGCCATTATCTTCCTGCCGAAACGCGACCGGGTGTAGGAATAGACCCGTTCCGTCCAGCCGCCATCCCCGGAGTCCACGATTGCGGCATCCAACCGAAGCGTTCCACCACGCGAATGCGGCCATGTCGTTTTCAGCAGGTCATCTAGTTCCGCCCATGTGGAGTCATCGCCGGGACTTCCCCAGATGACGACATGCCCCAAAATCAGGGAGGCGTCCCGCGACCATCCGACGAATGTTGTTTCCAGCCGGTCATCCTGAACATCGACGCCAGCCGTGACGATCAGCACTTCCGCCGGGATGTCATCTAGTCCCCACGGCTCCGCCCGCGCTTGCAATTCCGCCTCGTCCGCTTCGTCAGCGGACTCCTTCCACCCTTGAGCCAAGATGGTGTTCACGAACGTCTGGAGAGTGTCGGGATTGCCCTTCGCCGACAGAAACTCGGCAGCGAGTTTGCCCCATGCCGCGTTGGCGTGAGGCGATACCAGGGCGTTGATGCGAAACCCGGCATGGCCTTTCACCTCCGGGCGCGTCGGTCGCCAGCGGCCCGCGTCGATCATACCCGGCTTGTGGCGTTCGGAAATCAGTTCCGAACATATGGGGCAACGGAATGCCGCCGTCTCCGGCTTCTCCGGCTGCCATTCGATATGCGACCACTGGATTTCCGTCATAGTGCCGCACTCCGGGCACGGGACCTCAAACACGCGCTGATCGGACTGAGCATAGGCGCGCAACACGTTGCTGGTCGCCTCCAGCGTTGGCGTCGATCCCATGACGATTTTTCTGTTTGCAAAACTAAGCGTCCGGCGCTCCGCCAACAGGACAGGGCTGCCCTCCGGCCCCGGCTCCATGCCGTCTGCCTCGTCAATAAGGAGAATCCGGGCGTTGTGTCGTCGGAGGTTACGGGGGGCCTTGGCCGCAATTACTTTCAGGCTTCCGCCGGGGAAGCGACGGGACAGCAGCGTGTTGCGCCCGGACTCCCCGCTATCAACGCTGAGCAGGGCCGACAGAGCGGGCGTGGCACCGAAGATCGGTTCGATGTCTGACACCATAACGTCGCGGCAATCGGCCTCGGTCGGCAAGAGCAACAGGATAGGCGACGGCTCATTTGCGGCGAAGCTGCCCACGGTCGCGGTCAGCAAGGTGGACAGTCCGACGCGAACCGATTTCACGAGCGTTACCCGCTCAAGCTCCGGGTCCGACATGGCGTCCGCAATCTCACGCTGGAATTGCCAGAGCCGCACCGGGCCGGGCAGCGCCGACACGTCGTCCGGGAGCCGGAGCGTGGACTCGATCCACTGACTAAGCGGCAGGCGCGGCGGCGGCTTCAATGCCAGAATGGCTTGCGACCGCACCGCGAATATGGACGCTTCATAGGCCATTGTTGGAAAGCTCCTCCAGCGCGTCGCGCATTTCCCTGTCGATCACGGCAACGTCATGGGCGGACAGGTGGCCTAGCTGCTGCTGAATCCGGCTGGGGCTTGCCAGCACACGCGACCGGACCATGCGGAGGATCGATGCCCATTCATCCGCGACCGCCTTGGCGGGCAACATTTCACGACGGGACGCCGCGTTCTGCATCTCCAGCTTGTCGGCTTGCTCCCTTGCAATGCGTTCGCGCTGAGCGGTCAGGCCGCCGGAGGTTGCACCACGGGCGGAAGCCGCTTCCCGGAAATGATGGCAGACGGCGCGAATGGATTCCTTGAGCGGGAACACGGCCCGCCCGGATCGCGTGATAATGCCACGGTGGGCATAGTCGGCAACCGCGCGTTCCGACACGCCCAGCCATTCGGCAAGTTCGATTGCCCGAACCTGATCGTCAGTATCCTGAATCATTTTTCTGTCCTGAGTTCTACGTTGCGGCTCAACGTCCCCCCAACGGCCCCCCGGTAGGAGGGACCCGTCGATTCAGACTCTGAGAGATGATGGAAGCCCGCGACCCGTGGGAGGCGGGACACCGGGACACCCCTTAAGGGGTGTGTCCCTGTCTGTCCCGGCAACCCCCTGCGGGACTGTCCCGGTATGTCCCGGCAATGTCCCGGCATGTCCCGGCTCATTCTCCGCCCTCCATGTCGTCGTCGTCCCAGCTGTCCATGATCGGGTGGCGGGCGGACACGCGGTCGTCGGACAACAGGATCACCCCGGCGCGATAGAGGCCGGACCTCGCGCGATTGAACGCCTTCTTGCGGCTGTCCCGTTCCTCCGATTGGGACACGCGCCGGGAATCTATGCAGGCGTCACGCCATGCGTCCTCTGTCACGTGACCAGCGGCCTCCAGTTCGCTCAGCATGGCGAGGGCTTCACGTTGCGCGACCGGCAGGCGTGGCCCGCGTGGCGCTGTCCCGGCTGGTAATACATCGACGATGGCCGCCGTGATCGGGTCGCCATCTTCGTCCCTGCCCAGTTCTTCTGACGCCACGCGGAACGCGATGTCGAGGTCGCACGGCCCGTTCCTATTCTTGCTCAGGCGACCCCGGATAATGCCATCGTCAGGCGGGAGAAGCTGGACCGCGACATCAAGCGCGCCGTTCAGGACGCTATGCCCGCGTGGGGTCGATCCCTCCGCTTTGGTGCCATGGTGGATCAACACGACCGCCGCGCCGTGGCATGTCAGCGACCGGGATATGGAGACCACCTTATTCATAGATGAGGCGTCGTTTTCCTCCAGATCGCGGAAGCTCATGGCGAGCGTGTCGATGAAGATCAGCGAAGGGCGCTTGTCGTCCACGATGGACAGGAGCGCTGCGAGGTCGGGGCTTTCGGTCTCCAGCAGATCGGAGACGCCATCGACCACATAGAAGCGAGCGGCATCGCCGTATTGCAGCCGGAGAGCCTTCACGCGATTCTTCATGCCGTGGGCATCCTCTGCCGCGACATAGAGGACCGTGCCCTGCTTGGTCCGCAACCCAAAAGCATGCTCGCCGCGCGCGACCTGATAGCCGAGATACGGCGCCAGTGTGGACTTGCCGCCACCGGGCGCACCGAACACGCAAGCGACATCGCCCGGTGCCAGCAGGCGCTTGATGACATAGCCGCGCGCCGGGGCGTCCATGCACTCGGCAGGCGTGTATAGCTGGAGGCGGGAAGGCTCCCGTGGGGCGATGGCCTTGGCGGACCAGCCGTGTTCCTTCGCCATTGCGTAGAGCGTCCCGATGCCTGTCGCCTTGCCGCTATGGCGACCGAACGATTCCCAGACGCGCCGCTGATCGCGAGCAACATATTTGCCGCTTAGGGCGCTCCATTCATCCCAGAGCGTGAAGCCAAATTCATCGCCGCCAAACTCGTGATGCAACGCCATGCCGATGACACGCCAGCAGCCCTCCCGGTCGTCTCGCGCATCCACCGGAATCGCCTCCAGTGCGCCCCTGATCTTATCGACATTGGGTGTCCGCGTGATGCCGTCGAAAGGGTCGTCGTCGTCATCATCGACCGGCTCTAGCAGTTCCGGCGGGACATACATGAAGTCGTCCGGGTCGATGCGCGTGTAGGGCTTGCCCCGCTTGTCGAGCGCGCCCGTGTCCAGCTTATCGAGTGTATCGATCCCGGCGCCGTCAATCAGCAAGGTCTCCGGGACCGAGCCCCCGTCGAAGGCGCCGTAGTAATATGCCTGCGACAGAGTGAACGACTCCGGTGCCAGTGCGCCGCCTAGAACGCCCTGTAGCCGCGCGCAGAGCCGTTCCCGATCGTCGGGGGGCATCGACCGCGACAGGGGCGCGAGAACGCGCCAGCGGGGCCGTTCGGGTGTGTGTGACGGGCTGGTATAGATCAGTGCTGCCACGCCCGCCTGCTTGAGCCTCTGGCCTGCCTGCGCGGGCGTGAGGGTCCCGGCATCATGGTCACCCTCTATCCCGTCTATGGCGGTCAGATTGGCATTGTGCCGGAGCGACCCCTTCCTGCTGGGCTGATCGCCGAAAGTCGCGAGCTTGAGCCATGGCAGCCGGTCCTTTCGTTCCGCCCGGCGCGCAACGATCTTCGGGGCTAGCCCCCGGAGGGGGACTAGGTGCCTGAACGCCCGCTTTGCTGCGGCGTCTGTGAAGCGCGTGAGAACAATTTCCCGGTCAAGAGGACTTGCTGAAATGGCCGATTTACGGTATTCAGATACCTGTTGATCCGGGGATTGGGCATCGCTCGGCTCGACATGATGTAATGTTGAATCGCCGCTCCGGGGACCATCCGGGGCGGCGTTCTCCTTTTCGTGAGGTCTCATGTGACAGACCTCCGAAAAGTTTTGCCGCCCGCACCTAACCTATTGATACCGAAAGTGCCGAAATCGCCGTGTTTTGCTCCGAGAGCCGCAGCAACGCTGAAATAGTCGATGCCTTCCAAGCTTGTGATGCGGGTTCGATCCCCGCTACCCGCTCCAGGGCCGTCGCCGCTCCGGCGGTGGGCCATCG